ATTTAATGATGCCATCTCCACGGTGCTTCCACCTACTTGAAGAGTGAAATCAGTATTAGATCCATTAAAAGAAGAGCTAATATCATCGAGCTTCTCGAACGCGCCAAATGCTAATCCTGGTCCAATATATGCCATTATAATCTCCTTAAAGAACTATTAACTTCCAATGCTAACAATTCATCTAATTGTTCTGGGTTTAATTTTTTTTCTTCTAATTCATCTGCATTAAAACCATTATTGACAAGATTATTTTTCAAGGTACCTAATTCTGCGTCATGCGTTTGCATTTCTAAAATTTCATTGTTTGATTTTTTTATACATACTCTTACTATATCCGACATTACTTACCTCACTGCTAAATACATAAATTCTGCTGTTCCACTTGGAGAGTTTTGATGAGTATACGTAACTGTAAAACCATCTGCACCAAATGTTGTTATTGACCCTCTTAAAATATCACTTCCGCTTGTCCACAAACCAAAAGCATTATCTCTATTGTAAGTCATTTCATTATTGTTTGCTGTATTGTACCAAGTAAGTGAATTTTTATCATAAGTACCTGTTCCATCACCTTGCATACCTACACTCCATGGCTCACCTGCGTTAACTAAACAATTTATAAAAACTGCTTTAGGAGTAAATCCAACACCTGTAATGGCTTGTGTATCTCCGTTAGAGCCAGAGGACATATTATAGGTAAAATAACCTGCTTTAGATTGTATTTCAGAAGTAGAACTAGCTAAAGTAGTTGTTCCTGTAAATTTTAAAAACTGTCCTGTGGTTCCTGACGCTAGGCCCGTGCCACCATTCGCTACAGGGATTGTTCCTGTGATTCCTTTTGTGACGTCTATTGTTGCAAATGCCATGTTACGCTCCTAATATTTTTTGCCCTTGAAACCAAGAGTAATTAGCTACTATTTCTATTCCACCACCAGTTGATTGATATGCATATGCTTCTATATAATCGGTAGCTGATAAACTTAAATCTAAACTAATCATTAATGTTGGGTCTGCCCCAGTAGCAGAAGATCCTATATTCTCTACATCAGCATAAAAAGATCCATTTTTATATATTGCTAATTGTAATTTTTGATTTTGTGCAGTTACATTATTCCACATAATTAAAATTTTAACATTAAATTTACCTACTTCACCAGGAGTCCACCGATAGTTAGAGGTGTCATAGGCTCCGCCTGTGTCCCATTCTTCTGAAGCAAAAGATATTTTGGTATATGAACCACTTGATATAGTTTGATCGCCTGATAATTTTGCAGAAAAAGATGGAGTATTAGCAATACCCGTTAACGTATTTGTACCTGCACTACTAAGCGTAGCCCCTGAAGGAATACTAATAGTATCACCTGACTGGCCCAATGTGATGGTACCTGTCCCGGTTCTCTTGAGTATGGTGTCTACTTTTAGGGTGCTCATTATATTATTCCTATTTTATTCCTTTAATTGCTTTGATTTCATCATCAGTTAATCCTAAGTCTTTTAATTTTTTATTAGCGTTTGCTTTGTCTGTTTCTCTTTTATTTTTTGCGTTATCAAAATCTGTTTGTAGTTGTGCTAATCCATCAGTATATTCTTGTTCTGTTGGTTTAGATTTACTTCCATCATGTATAATTAAATTTTCATATACTTGATTATTGTCATCTGAAAAACCAAACCATTGTCCTTGATGAAGTTTTGTTAAATAATCAGTAATATTATCTGGTCTGCCGTTTTTATCCATTCTATGTTGCTCCTAATTTAAAAAAATACATAGCAGTATTTAAGTTTGCAGCACCACCACCCCAAGTTGTAACACCAGATGATGTAACATCTATGCAAAATCTTACTGTAATAGCTGAAGTATCAGTAACATCTACAAGTGTTTTCATATATGTTCCTGCTGATGTGTTACTTCCTGAAATATAAGTTTTAGAAGTTGCCCCCATCGTTAAACCTGTTCCACTAGCTAATTGAATTGATCCACTTATATATCTGTCTGTATCTGCACTTTCTGATAAATAAAATTGAGGTCTAAAAGATACTAGATATTTTCCTGTACTTGGAAAAGTAAATACACCAGAAGATTCTGACATTCCAGTTCCAATTTTTTCAAAATTTGTTGCATATCTTGCCAGATTACTTGCAATCGGAGTAGCATCTCCATCAAAATCAGTTGTTAAATGCCATATATCATATTCTTCACATTCAAAACTACCAAATCCTGTTGCAGTACCAGCGTTAGCAATCGTCACCCCTGACGGGATGTTCACCGTGTCACCTGAAACGCCTATGTTAATAGTAGACGTGTTCGTACTACCAATTTGCATGGTAGCAGTCCCAGATCTAGTATCAATAGTATCTACTTGAATCTTACTCAATTATGTCTCCTTTAAGACTTAGGGTTAGCATCTTTGACCGCTTTAATTCGAACTTTCCAAGCATCAATATCCTTGTAAATTTCGTCCAGCTGATCGCCGATATCACCATAAGCCGCTTTTCTTGTACTTCTTACAGTATTGTTTGTCTCTTCTGTGTTTCCAGCCGTATCATGTGCTGCTAGGTCGGAGTCAGATGGCTGTGCCAATCCTGAAACGCTCCAGCTCGCTATGTACGGGCCTTTACCGTCAGAGTCATCCTGTAAAGATACATTACCTTCTGGACCGAAATCAGCAGTTTTGCTGTTTGCGGTACAATAAAGCTTAACTTTAGTTGATAGACTTGCCATATAGACCTCCTTTTAAAATTGTTATTATCATTATGCTACCCTATATCCCATGAAACTTCTTGCTGCTGGTGCTGTTGCTGTGCCACTATTCATATTAAATTTTCCATAAAGTTCTACATAATCATTTTGTGCTAAATTCAAAACACCAGTTACTCTCCAATTAAACAAACTCATAATATTTGATCCTCCAGCTAAATCTAGTTGAGACGCAGTTTGAGAATCACCACTTCCATTTTTATAAAATCTACCAGCTATTGAATTACCATTATCTGTGGCAGCGTATATAGAAAGATTTGCAGTGAAAAAATATTTTCCAGCTGCTGGAGCCGTAAATTTATTTGAAGCAAAACAACTATCAGTATCCCAGTTTTCAGAATCAAAAGTTATTAAAGTCCATGTGTTATCTGCAATACTAGTTTGATTTCCCGAACCAGCTACAGAAAATGAATTTGTACCAGCAGTACCAAATCCAGTAGCGGTTCCACTATTGGCAATCGTCGCCCCTGACGGAATCGTGATGGTGTCCCCTGAACTACCAATCTCTAAAGCTGTTCCTGATTGTGGATCTAATTTGTCTACGAATAAAGTTCCCATTATATTACCGTTAATGTTCCTGCTACTGTCACTGTTCCAGTGTAATTAACTGGTCCAGCCACAAAAGCATTTTGTGGTGCTGTTATTGTTACGTTTGAAGTAATTGTTGCTAGGTTTAAATACATACCATTAAAACTTTGATTGATTGCAGTATGGTCAACGCTACCAGTAGCTGGTGTTTGATAACCAATTGCTGCTCCGATAAATACAACATAAGCTGCATCCGAACCTGCTAATGTACTTGAACCTGTTGATAATGTTGTACCACTTGCAGTGTAATCTACATCTGGTTTTTGAACAACATTGTTAACGACGAATCTTACAGAAGAAGAATCTGAAACTGATTGGTCTAAAGAAAAGCTTTGCGCAGAACCATCACCAGTGATGGTCTGAGTCGCCATCGATTTATATACATCAGAACTACTTGGACCTATATATGCCATGACTCTCCTATGTGCTTATACTATCTATATATGATACCCAAACATTTAAACTATTGGCAGTATCAGATTTTGCCTTCAAAACGTCCGTGCTTTGAATTACAATTTTTGAGCCACCATCAATCAATTCTATACTGGATCCTTGAGGGATGCTTACATTTTTTACAATGTAAGAATCAGCCGATCCACCACTAGCTGTGCTAGTAATATAGACATCTGCTTGAATTGTTTGTGTTACTATATTTGTTAATCTTATTCCTATTATAGCGTCGTCGGAATTTGCAGTTATTATAGTACGTGGAGTTGTACCAATAGCTACGTCTCCTGAACCATCCGCTGCAACTGCTCTTTCAAAATCTTGTGCCATATCTATCCTTGTATCAGAGCGCGACCGACATTGCAATCACGAAGCCAGCGGAAACCCCTGCGGCTCCACTTGATGCTGCCGTAATTCTACCTTTAGCGTCTACTGTTAAATTTGTTGCTGTATAACTTGCCGCACTCACTCCTGAGGTAGCTAAAGTTAAAGCACCTCCTGAAGCTAGAGTTGCATCACCTGATACAGCTACTTCTTCAAAACTTGCTCCATCTCCTACTAGAATTTTACCTGAAGTATTATCTGGTAGAGAAAGTGTTCCTCCAATAGTTAAATTATTACCAATTGAAACATTATTGCTGTGATCTTCCACAACTGCTTTACTTGCTGGTAAAGCACAAAATACATTTTTTGTTCCCGCACTAAAATCAACAGCACTATCACTATTAGAACTAGTGTAAACATTAGTTCTAGCAATATTAGCACTTGATCCGTCTAAGGTCCCGTGTCCTACTTCCCACTCATTGGCAGTTTGATGAGCAATAACATAGTAAGTAGTATTACTATTTCCAACACCTGCAGAAAATGTTTCAAAACCACTTACCGCTCCAGCAAACGCAAAGCTTCCTGTGCCAGTAGTAGTCGAGGTTTCTTTTACCCGATCATTAAGGACAAACGCCATTTCGTTGTCCTATGATAATCTTAATATTGCATTACTAGTGTCATTAGCTGGAAAAGTAATCGTAAAAGTTCCATTAGACGCAGTAAAATCTGAAGTAAAATTTAAAATACAAACAGCATCCGTGGTTCCTGAACCACCATCAGTTGTTGTATTATAAATCATTGCACCTCTTGCTGTAAAACTAGCCGACGTCCATTGTGGATTGTTACTCCAATCAACAAAAGCTGTTGAAGCTGAGGTACTACCTGTAACTGATTGACCAGTTAAAGCTTGTCCACCTGCTACGTAAGCACTACCCGACGCATTTGTTGTTTCATTACTTGTTGAATAATCTTCCGTGGTTGCACCTAAACTTGCACTTGATGTAAATAAAGCAATTTTAAAAGTATCTCCACCACTTGCAAAATCATGAAATCCTTTTAACAGATCTCTTTTAAATGTGTTACACACTGCCTGTGCTATTGCCATTTTTATCTCCTTTATGGTTGTTGCGATTTAAGAGGAGTCCTTAAAACCCCATCCATATATTCATCTCTTCTGCCACGACCTTGTTGCTCTATAGACAAGTCTTGTAATGCATTTGCATAAGACTGCTCATATTGAGCAAGTAAATCATAGGGACCTTTGAGATATTTTAAGGCCTCGCAGAGACACGCATACAACAACGTTCTAGGAGCATTTATACTTACCCAGGTAGTCGTATTTGTAGACGATAGTCCTGTTGGTAGCTTATTTAAAGCTACTTCTATATTATATGCGACATCGGGAGTAGGCGCAAGATATAATGTCCCCTGCTTCCAATTAGAATAATAAACTGGTGTTCCTGTAGATGTTCTATCAGGCCAATATTCATTCATAAATGACACATCTTTTTGTTCTAATTTTGTACGAGAATTTCCTAAACTTTGACCATATATTTGTACTGATCTAATTAATGCTGTATCAGTAATAGCCGATCCAGGTAATGAAACAAAAGAGTTACTTGCTGTTAAAGCGGCAATTTGATAAGATCTAAAAACATCTAAATCTACTTCTCTAAAAATACGATTTTCAGCAAATTCTATAAAATCATTAACAATTGCTGTAGTAAATATATTTACATCTGTTTCTGTATAATTTCGTATTTGATCTACTAATTCTGAATATGTTGTCATATTATCCTTCTATAGTAACCGGACCTGAAGTGCAAAGCATACCTCCAAATCTTACATTTGTTTGAGTTGAAGGACCTGATCCTATATTAAATGTATAAGAATCTGTTTCCCCTGCAGGAACAGTAATTGTATATCCTAAAGCATTTTCTAAATTAGCCTGAGTAAATCCAGAACCTCCTTGACAATTTCTAAATCTTACTGTTTCACCTGTTGTTCTTCCATGATTAAATTCTATTACTGTAACTACTTGAGAGCCATTTGTAGAATAAAAAGGATCTCCAGTTAATAATCTAGCTGCAGGAGTTTCTACTCTTGCCGGCCGAGCGTTCTGTAAAGCTTGTGGATCAGGAGCAATTCTAATTGGTTGTAATTGAGGCTGTTTAGCTTCAAATTCAGTATAATGAACCAATGATCC